GGTTGATGTCCTACAGAGACTCGAGAACCATCTTGACGAGGCTCTATTGTCTAACGCAAAACTTTTATACCAGAACCGCACTCTGGGTGATGCCTCCCTGAATGAGCGACAAAAATCCAAAATTGTCGAAGCCATCGCAAATGCGGAGTCTCCGAAAGAAGCAAAGCAACTTCACGAGACACTCAAAGCTACAGTGGGATCAACTCCTAACGGAAAGAAGAATCCACAATCACTTAGCGAGTCCGTCAACCGTAGAAGTAATTTATCTGCAATGTTGAACTCGAGACAAAACATTAACGAAAGCAAGCAAAGCGCTGATCCATTTTTGGAGAAGATGCAAAAGCTTGCGGGCATTAAAAAATAATTTTAAGGAGATTTAAAATGTCTATTATCGAAACTCTTACAGAAGGGATGGTACATCGCAACATGCAACAAGAAGGTGCTGCTCTTTTGAATAAATGGTCTGCGACTGGTCTTTTGGAAGGCTTGTCTAACGACGAACAAAAGGCTGGCATGGCTCGTCTTTTGGAAAACCAAGCTCGCGAATTGTTGCGTGAGTCTAACACAATGGCTGGTGGCGATGTTGAAGGTTTCGCTGCTGTTGCTTTCCCAATCGTTCGCCGCGTTTTCGCTGGCTTGATCGCTAACGATTTGGTATCTGTTCAACCAATGTCTTTGCCATCTGGTTTGATCTTCTTCCTTGACTTCAAATTCTCTGACACTGCTCCTGGTACTCGCTTGGGTCAAAATGGAACAGAGTCTATCTATGGTCAAGGTGTTGTTGCTTCTGAAATCACTGGTGGTGTTCAGTTGAACAACGAAACTATGGATAAGCAACCATATGGTTTGGGTTCTGCTTACTCTTCACCAACTGGTTCTTTGGCTGATGCTGATGTTTTGGTTGCTACAACTCTTTCAGCTGGAAATGTCCAAGTTCTTTTCGATGGAGCTTCTTCGACTGCTCAACTTGACACAAGCACCGCTAATGTCTCTGCTGGTCAAACAGGCGCTCCTTTGATGGCAGCAATCGATTGGGATGTTGATGTTATTTCTGAATATGGTTCAGCAGGTGTTGCAAACGCTGGTGGTTATGTTTTGGCTATCCGCATGTTGCGCTCAGATGTTGAAGACGCAGGGGCCACTCCTTTGCCTTTGGATGCATCTAAAATCAACATGGATATGTTGTCTCAAATTCACATGCCATTGCATCAATTTGTTGATGCTTCTCCTGCGGCGACAGTTAATAACGGTGAAGGTTTCGTTGCACTTACTAGCGCAACTGCTTTGCAATTCAAGCAAGTTCGTCGTTTGACCAAGTACAATCGCGCATTGGATGCATTTGAGTTCTATTATGTTTCCGATACAGCACTTGGTTTCACTCTTGCTGCTGGTGATAGTATTAACTTCATCGAAGCTGGTGATTTGGCTAGTACAACTTTGGAACCACTTTTGGCACCAGCTTCTTTCCCAATGATCGATCAATTGACTGACGGTGGAGCGCTTGGTTCTGTTGTTGGAACTACCAACTGGGGACTTGAAAACAATGGATTCATCCCAGAGATCGACATCAAAGTTGATTCTATCGCAATCACTGCAGTAACCAAAAAGTTGAAAGCAAAGTGGACTCCAGAATTGGGTCAAGACTTGAATGCTTACCACAACTTGGATGCTGAAGTAGAATTAACTTCTATCCTTTCTGAGCAAATCGCTTTGGAAATCGATCGTGAAATCTTGGGCGACTTGATCAATGGTGCAACTGCTGGTACTTTCTACTGGTCTCGTTCTCCTGGAATGTTCGTAAACCGTTTGACTGGTGCTGAAATTGGTGCTTCTGCTGCTGCTCCTGACTTCACCGGTACTGTTTCTGAATGGTACGAAACTTTGATCGAAACCATCAACGACGTTTCTGCTCAAATCCATCGTAAGACTTTGCGTGGTGGTGCTAACTTCGTAGTTCTTTCTCCTGAAGTTGCAAACATCCTTGAGTTCACTGCTGGTTTCCGTGCAAACGTTACTGCTGACGCTGACAAAGGCGACATCGGTGCAGTTAAGGTTGGTTCTTTGAACCGTAAGTTCGACGTTATCGTTGATCCTTACTTCCCACGTAACGCTATCTTGGTTGGACGTAAAGGTTCTTCTTTCTTGGAGTCTGGTTATGTTTATGCACCTTATGTGCCTCTTCAAACTACTCCTACCATCTTTGGACCAGAAGACTTCGTTCCTCGCAAAGGTGTTATGACTCGTTACGGTAAGAAAATGGTTCGTCCTGATATGTACGGATTAGTTATCGTTCGTGACATGGTCGGATCTGAAGGTGGAAGAAGCTAATAGTTTCCCACTATCCTTTTCGAGGTAACTCAAAAC